TGCATCACAGCTCCAACATAATTCTGGAAGCCACTATCATATAGTCCTGATGTAATTGAAATACCATTACGGTTTAATGTTGATCTAGGTATTAGCCATCCAGCAAAGCCTTCAGGTATAGCAACCCAATGACTTGTATCAAACTGATACTTCTTACCTGCTTCTAATAACCACTCACCAGTACTATCTGGAAAGATTTCTTTTGTATCTTTTCTATGTTGCTTTTTATCTATACCAATATAAAATTCATCAGTACCTATCTCCCACACCCTATCTATATTAAGGTCTACAGCATTAGGCTGTATGTTCTCATTAGGCAACACACTTATATTAGTCGTCAAACCTATATTCTTTAGCATTCACTTCTCCACATAATTTATCAATATAAGCTAAGTTATATTCTACACTTTTAATATCACCTTCTTTACAATTGAAGTCAACTTCTTTTTCAAATTTACCATTAACTGCACCAGTTGGGCTAGTATCAAACCTGATACCGTTAAGACCATACCAAACAGCAGCACTACTATCCCAAGTGTCAATACACTCACTGTAGCCATTGTATTCCATAAGCTCGATTTCATTAGGACCATCTACCATTCCTAGAAAATGTATCTTCTTACCATTCTCTACTATCATATCCAGGACACCAATCTTATCTAGCTCTTTGACGAACTTCAATCTCGAAAGATATCTCTGTAATTTATTATTTTTTTCCACGCCATAAGCATTAGGTATATTTAATATACTAAAACCAATATAGTCTACTAAAGAACTTGTAGCCGCCCAAGCAAAAGATGATACAAGACCATCAAGGTCTCCAACTTTAGATTGAGGACAGAAGAACGTACCAAAGCCAGCGTCCTTAAACTTAGGAGCTAACTCCTCAGCAGCTCTAATAGTTACTGAAGGATCCTGGTCAGGATAATCAGACATTACAATATAGTCTGCATCAACCTTCTTACCCATCTCAATTAATTTATCAGACTCATACATAGGCTGTCCAGTTTTAAACATTTCAAAAGCTGAGTTATCTAATATCTTTGTATTGTTATATTTCCAAAAGAACTCTTTATACTCTTCATCCTGTTCAACTAAATGAGCTAATACTAATTGTGTATTGTATTTCCTACCCCATGTATCTAAATATGCTGTTGGCATTATATGACAGAAGTCTATTCCATCAGGTATGTATTTTCCTTTACGCATTAATGTACTCCAATTTGTTCTATCGTAGCAGGGTAAGTACAGATCGCTCCGTTCTCCCCATCTTCACTGACTGTAATTATAAAGGCACGACCAGAATACTTTTTGTATATGTATTCAGATAGTTCATCAGCCATCATCTCACATGACTTATGATCTAATTCTAACGCACCTCTAAAATATAAATCTTCTAACTCTCTTTTAAAAAGTATGAACTCTATCTCTCTATCATCATGGAAGACATCTATCTCAACTTTAAAATGAAACATATGTCTATGAGGATAGGCTAAGAACTCTACACCTTTAGGAGCATCAGGATACTGATGTATGCCTTCCTTCTGCCAAGTTACAAATATTCTTTTGAAAGGCAAAGACATTACTGACCTCTAGCTAAGTTTAAGAACTCTCTTCTAACATCAGATGTATCACCAGCAAAGATACCACCGACAGCTAATGTAACAGTAGAACAATCTACGTCTTGTATGCCTCTAGTCTTTACACAAAAATGTTCTGCATCTATATAGACAGCTACATCAGACGTCTCAGTCACATACATTATAGCAGCTTTAATCTGCTCAGTCATTCTTTCTTGAACCTGAGGTCTTCTAGCAAAATATTCTACAATTCTATTTAATTTAGATAGGCCTAGCATTTTTTCTCTAGGTAGATAAGCAACAGTAGCTTTACCTTGAATAGGAACAAAGTGATGCTCACAAGTAGAGTTAATTCTAATACCTCTTTCTAATACAAAAGATTGATTAGTATTAATATCTTTCAATGAATTATTAATAGCTGTACACTTAGGAAAGTTCTTATAGTCTAAACCCCAGAACAATTCATTGACATACATTTTAGCTAAACGTCTAGGTGAGTCTTGCATAGAATCATTCTGCATATCTAAACCTATTAGTTCCATAATCTTTTCAAAGTGATCTTCTAATAATGATAGCTTCTGCTTATCTAACATATCAGTTACGTTAGGGTTCATAGGTGTTTCAATACCTAGTGATCTCAAATGATCATGTACTTCCCAACCAAGTACACTATCTGTCTTATCTTTATTTAATGCCATCTACATTATCCTTTTCATTATAAACTCTTTCCCAAGGAAAGACTATCCAATTATCGTTATCCAATGTTCTTGCACTAAAGTCAACAGCATACTTAGAATTATATCTTGAGAACAATACTGCTGTTTTAATCCTAGACTTCATTGGAGCTACACCTATGTTATTACATTCCCACGTATCAATTATTCGTGTAAATGTTTTACCAGAATCGTTTATGTCATCCACTAATAAAATATTTTTATTTGTATCAAAGCCTTCTGGCTTATGGAATAACATTTTATTATCCCCATCTCTTGTCTGGTAGTGTAACGGATAATGAGGTAGGTTCAATGCATGTGATAGATACACACCAGCAATTAGACCACCTCTATTAATTGATACAATAAGATCAGGTTCCCAAGGTTCTACTTCGTAAGGAGTATAACCTACACGCAGAGGCTTAAGCCAGTCTGCAATTTTTATTATGTCAGTAGTAAATTTCTTATACGTATAGTTGTGCTCAGCTGAATTCCCCATCTTCTCTGTGTCCCACTTTCATTGCCATATTAGAATCTGTCTCTCTTACTTCTACTTTACAACACCAGATACGATTAGCTTCTTCTTTACCATAGTCTGGTAAGAAGATAGTATTAATATATTCATATAACCAATTAGCTATACCTTCACATCCAGTCTTTTCTACTTGTGTTATTTTAGCAATGCCAGCTTTACCTAAAGCTAACAACTGATCTCTTTGAGGATCATCATCTGCTACTAACAATGTATGATCAAACCAATCTTCTAAGTTATCTTTCAAAGGCCTTAGACCTCCAAAGTCCATCACCCAATTACGAGCATCTAAAGTATCTGCTTCAAATTCAAAATGAAATGATAGAGCATAACCATGTACCATATTACAATGAGAGTCAGCTCTCCACTGTCTATATGCTACAGGTCCTAATTGTTTATAAGTTTTAGTTGAAATATATTTTGCCATTTTAAAATCCAGTTAGTTTTTTAATTCCAGTGTTACGAGAGTGGGCTACCTTATTGTATAACTTTTCATCTCTATAATTATAATTACCAGAGATAGATATACGTACAGTATCCCCTACGTGTCTTGTAGTAAAGTGTGACAACCAAGACGGAAAGATTATAAAGTCTCCTACGTTTGGTGCAAAGTCTCTACTAATAGTTTTTATTGAACTGATATGAGTTTGGAAAACAATCTTACCACCCTGATCAGGTTTAGTTCTATCAACCATCTGAGGATAATAAACCCAAGACAGACCCAAGTGGTCCCAATCTTTTTTATTTTTATGACTATGTATTTGTGTTGACTCACCTGGTCTCAATACATGAGCCCATATCTCACCCTCTTGTGCTGTTGGTTCTATTTCTTTATGAATAGTTCTTCTTATTGCTTCACGTAATCTTTTTACAATAGGATGCTCAGGATCAATAGGAGAGTCCTCATAGCCAGTTCCTGAAGGGTTCTGATCTTTCCTTTTTGATATATCTTCAGCTTCTTCTAAACATAACTTTACCAGTGCTTCATTGTCCACACCTTCAAGCCTTGCTCTAAAAACATTCAATGAATATAAATTATGGAACCCCATATTAAACCCCTATCACGTTACCCCAAATATAAGTATGCACTCTAGCAGATATATGATAACCTCTTGCTACTGCTTCTGTATATACTTGACTAGCAACTTTGTTCTGTCCTTCTACGGTAGCTCCTACAGCCATAATAGATATAGGAAACTGAACACCAAAGTCTCTTAGTATGTTTACCTTCTCGTCAATCTCATTCCAAGTTTCATCTGTACCATTACAAACAAACTTTATCATTCCATGTGGTGATGTATCTTGCATCTCTTTTATAAGATTAGGATGAAATGATTTATCATCTTTCTCACCAGCAGTGTGCCATAACTTAGGACTAATAGACCAATGTACAGGGCACCCATAATTACTTATCTGTTCTATGAATGGCTCAGATAATTTTTGTGTGCCATTAGTTTCAAATGTTATACTAGCTGGCACGTTAGCATCATTCATCATACATTGAATGACTCCTATAGTACATTCCTGAGCATGAGGCATCAAAGGTTCACCACCAGTTATATGCAAGTGCTGCCAGTATGCTCCTTTACCAGGATGTATAAATTTACCATCCACATTAAACTCATTCTTCATACTATCATATATTCTATCAGTAATTTCTCTAGGTGTACCTTTACGTTGTAGCTTTTTATACTTAGCTGACCAAGAGTAACTACTATCACATCCATATTCAAACACTGGCAAGTCTTCTAGCTTATCATACTTACTTGTATCTAAATCTTTATAAGGTAATATATATGTACTCTCATCAGTAGGATCATCTTGACCAAATCCATTACACTGTAGGTTACACATAAAATATCTTAGCCAAGGTCCAGGTGTACCAGTGTACAAACCTTCACCTTGAGCTGAATGAAATATCTCACTATACAAATATTGTTTATCGCTCAAGTAACTCTCCCACTATTTTTTGCATGTCACTAACTTTTTCTATCTTATCTAAAGCATCATCAGGGATTGTAATATCAAACTCTTCTTCAAGTTCCATTATTACTTCTAATGACTGTAAGCTATCACCACCAAGGTCATTCATAATATGACTCTCAGGTTCTATCCTTTTGGTATCCACATCAAGTTGTTCGACCAATATATTTTTGATCCTATCATATATGTCATTATTTTCCAAGAGCTTTCCTTTTCTTTGCTTTCTTCTGAGCCATCTTTAGTTTCATTGTACTCACTTTGTCAGTGAAGTCAACACCTAATAAGTGATCATTCTCATGAAGGAATACCCTAGCTGACATACCTGCAAATTGTCTAGTTATCCAATTACCATATGGGTCTTGGAACCTAACACGAATAGATGACGGGCGTGACACCTTTAATAATAAATTTGGATACGATAGACAACCTTCATCTAACATTACACTATTAGGACTTTCAAATGTAATGGTAGGATTGAATACAGCAAAGGCAGGCTCGCCTTCTGTAACAAACATCTTAAAATTATATCCTACTTGATTGGCAGCTAAACCTATGCCACCTTGCTCTCTCATGTATACAACCATTGCTATAGATAGCTCTACTGGATCAATAGGAGGGTTTGCAAAATCAAACTTTGGTAACACATCCCATAAGTAATCATCTTTTAATTGTATATTAAGATCAGTATCTTTTATCTCTATGCCATCTTCAACCAGACCTACGTTGTCTGCTCTACCATCTAATGTTTCTTTTATTTTTAAACCCATGTCTGTATAGTCTATAGGTTTTTTAATTAACTCTGGTATTACTTTCTTCATGCTGCTACCCTACTAAAGTTCTGATGCTTCTCAAAACGTATTACATTATTAAATTTATCTACTAACTGATCTGTCTTATGACTTATTATAAAGATGTTTGTATCTAAAGTCAAGTCATTTATTATTTTTATGAACTCATCTGTACCTTGTGTATCTAAACTACTATCAAATACCTCATCAAGGATTAGCAAATTAGTGGCTGCACTATTCTTCATCTTTGCAATAGCTCTCCAGGTAAACAATAATGATAAATCTATTCTCATCTTTTCACCTTCACTGAATGATGCATAAGTAAACTCATCTCTAAATCTAGATTTAATTACCTCATTAAAGTTCTCATCTATTTCAAACTGTACAAAGAAATCCATAGCTGCTAGGTACTTGTTAACAAGTTTATTAATAACTGGAATGTATTGTTTAATAATTCTAGATTTTATTCCTGTATCTCTCAACAGTGTGGTAGCTATAGATATTATTTCTTGGTCATCAGTCTGGGATTGTTTATTGTTTGTTAGTTCAAGCATCTCATGATTCAATTCTTTTATCTTTGCTTGCTCTATGTTAACATCTTCTTTATCTGTCTTGTTAATATCATTTTGCATAGAATCTATAACAGATCGATTAGCGTTTATCTCAGACTTATAATTATTAATGAGTTGGTTTACACCATCTATTTGTTTCCATACTTCCATCATATGATTGACACGAGCTTGCTCTGAGTTTATTTCTTCTTCTAACTTCTGAAAGCCTTCTTCACATTCGCTAATACTATCTTTATTATTTTCAATAGAATGAGATTTAGTTTCTATATCTATTGGTCTGTAGCATGTAGGACAATCATCATGCGTCTCAAAGAATGCTATCTCTTTTTTAAGACGTTTAACTTTATCACCTATCTTACTATCTAAGTTGTTTAGTTTGTTTAACTTCTTTCTTACAGCCTCTTCTTCTTCAACTTCTTTACGTAGAGCTGTTACTTTAGATTCATCATCAGTTAAATTTAACTCCAATATACCATTAGTGTTACTTAGCTTTTCAATAGACATTTTCTTTTCTTGAATAGCTTCATCCTTCTGCTGCATAATTCTTTTAACATATTCACGTTGCATGTTAACTCGTTCTTGAAGTAGAGCTATCTCATTATTTGTATTAGATAAAACTTTTCTATTCTCACTTGCTCTATCTTTTAATAAAGAACCCATGATAGAAAAAATACCTATGTCTAATAAATCTTCTATGACTTCTTTTCTATGATTGGTAGGTAACTGCATGAAAGGAATAAAGCTGGAGCTACCTAACACAACCACTTGACAGAAACTTTTATGGTTAAGTTTCAGTATTTGTTTCTCTAATATTTCTTGGTAATCTTTTGCATGTGCTTCTTGGTTTAATAATATCTCATCTTGATACACTTCAAATATTCTAGGCTTCTGACCTCTACATACTTTATAATTATTTTTACCAATAGTAAAATCAACTTCCACTTCCATATGATTAGTGTTAATAGAGTTGACTAATTGCTGTACTGTTATCTTTCTAAATGGTTTATTATATAACACATATGTTAATGCATCAAGTACTGTTGACTTGCCAGCACCATTCTCTCCAATAATCAAAGACGATTTATTCTCATCTAAATTTAACTCTGTCCAATGATTACCATAAGATAGAAAATTCTTCCATCTAATTTTTTTAAAATATATCATGTTATAGAAAGAGCCTCATCATATAAATTTCTCAATAGGTTTTTTACTTTCTGTTTATCTGAACTAATCTCTAAACCATCTACATACTTGTCTAGGATTGTAACAGTATCTTCTGCTTCATCAACAATTTGTTCGTCGTCTTCTAAGTCTAAGTTTAAATGGTCTTCAACAATCTGCAAGTTTGCTAGATCATTCTTATCTAATCGTTCAATGTAACTATCAAACAAATAGGGATTAGTTTTATTAGTTATAATAACTTTAACAAAACAATTTTTATATTGCTCGAAGTTTAATTTTTCTATATCCTCAAACGTCATATCAGTATCATCATACCATAACTTATAAAACATATTAAGAGGACTTACAATTCTAGTTAACTCTCTTGTTTCAGTATCAAATATATGGAAACCTTTTTCATCATGATAGTCTTGCCAAGTCATCTCATAAGGTGTACCTAAGTAAGTAATATTTCCTTCTGTTGATTTATGATGATAGTGTCCAGAGTATACAGCATCAAACTTATCAAATATTTTATGGTCCATACCCTCATGCATGATATGTCCTCTCATAAACTCAAAGCCTTTTAACTCTAAGTGGGACATAACAATTTGAGCTTTAGTCATCTTTATCATATCCATAGTCTCTTGATGGTTACCCACATTGATCCATGGCAACATAAGGATATCGCAGCCGTCTATTTTTATCTGTGTAGGAGTATCGTATTCTATTATGTTGTTATACTCTTGCAGTAGTAGCTTTACAGAGTTTAACTCATTAGTGTTCTTATATACAGTGTCATGATTGCCAACAATCATGTGCGTAGTTATATTGTTTTCCTTTAAAGGATTAAAAAACATGTCCCTTGCACTCTTTAAAGATGTAAAAGAGATATACTTTCGACGATCAAATGTATCGCCTAGGTCTACTACTGTATCAATGTTATGTTCTTTTATGTACGGAAAGAATACTTCATCATAAAACTTCTTCTGATGTAGTGCCACTTTCTTACTATCATTTCGAGCTCCAAAATGGAGGTCTGTCACAAGTGCTATTTTCATTATCTACTTCTCTTTATAAAATGCTTCCACCCCACGTGCTGGTACTGGTTTCTTTTTTAGTTTTGCTTCTCGTTCTTTAGCCTCATAATTAACTACAAAGTCTTTCATATATTCAGTAGGCTCATAGTTATGTGGGTCTGCTATTAAACGTGCTCCATCAATAGGATCTATCCACTCATCAAACGCCATATGATTTTCTATTGCTTTATGTTTAATATATAATTGTTTCTTTTCTTTCTGTATTCTTCTCAAGAAAGCATAGTATATTATTTGAGTGAAGTATGCAAAAGGATTTTTAGATTTCTTTGGATCAAAGTTATTAATATAATTAATACAGTTCTCTATTCCATCACTAACCATCTCTTCTCTAAATGTATAATTTATAAAGTTAGGTTTAGTTGATAATCTATTTGCTATTTTAAGTAAGGCTGCTCCAACCAAATCAGGAATAGGAGGACCTTCTTCACCAGACTCTTCTGCTTCATTAACAGCATCTTTAAATGTAACCATAGTTGCATATAGGAGCTTGTTATCTACATAGTGTACTGGTTGTTTTCTATACACTGCCATCTTAATGTATCGTTGTATTGGCTGGTGATAAAATTAAGTCTCTTAATGTTGAACCGTCTTCACCCTCTTCGTCTAATTTTGTTCTTATACGATCTGTCATCTCTTCTTTAAACTCCTGTTCAGCTTTTTCAGTAAAATCATCAGTATCTACTACATCATACTCTGCATGCTTTTTAAAATACTCATAATGTTTAACTACGTTTTTATTAATGTCACCAGAATATACTAGGACATTTTTCTTATCTATTAATACCTCAGGCTTTTGACTAAACAATAACCAATACGAACAACGTACCATCTCTTGATGTACAGGTGTCATATGTCTATGTATTTGTACTGGTTGTGATACTTTGTATGTGTGCTCATTGTCTTCTATAATTTCAGCAATGATCTCATCACCATTCATTAATTTTAGTACTGCATATTCCATCTCTACTCCTTTAGATCAATTTTATATAACTTATACGGAAACTGTTCTTCATTATACACTTTTAATCTTTCTCCAAAATGTTCTATGGAATAATTTTTCCATCCTTTGTATCTTAAATCATCTACTAGATCAAATAGTCTAGCTTCTTTTTTACCACTAGCTGTTCTAAGTCCTCTTCCTATTGATTGAAGATTACGTACTCGCGACTTACTAGGACTACAGAATACTATGTTATGTAAATTTTTAATGTTGACGCCTGTACTAAATGTTCCATAAGATGCAACTATGATTGCGTCACTTTCTTTCTCAACAATTTGTCTTATGTTATCTCTCTCATCACCCTTGACACCTCCATGTACAAAGAACACAGAACGCTTCTGATCTTTTAACATATTGTACAACACTTTGCCGTGCTTGTCAACAAAATTAAATAATGCTAATGTGTTACCATCTAAACTTGTACATAGATTTTTAATGAATCTATTACGTGCTTCGTTTCTAACTATAAAATCTATCTCGTCTTGATACTTAGCTCGTCTTAATAATATTTTAGTCTGATCAGAATACTTTAGTGTAATAATATTTATCTTAAACTTGGATAGGTGTTTGCTTTCAATTAACTCTGCAGTGGTAGTTACTTTTTCAACAGGACCAAACAGTCCTTCAAGTACTAGCTTATGTGTTACTGTACCATCTAATGTTCCTGTGAAACCATATCTCCATGGACACTGTTCTAGCTTTCCCATTATAGTTGATAGAGACTTAGCTTTAAATAAATGAGCTTCATCTCCTATTACTACTTTGAATCTACTAAACCATTTCTTTGGCATCTTATAAATTGATTGCCACGTTGTAATAGTTATCTCACTTCTAGTTTCTTTATCTTCTCCAGCAGTTATTTTATGTACATTATCTTCATAACCATAATCTTTAAAGTCTGAGGTCATCTGATGTACTAAAGCTGTAGTGGGTACTATAATAAGTTTGTTAGCTGGATAGTATCTACTTAACATATAAATAATTAATGATTTACCAGAAGCTGTTGGTGATAGAAGTAAGCATCTTTTGTTTCTTACTGCATGAGCAATAGCTCTTTTCTGATAATCTCTCACTGTAAACTTCTTAGGTAGCCTGACAGACTTAGCAAGATCATCTACTTCTTTCAATGAAAATTCTGCTTGAAGGAATGATGTGTCTTCTTTAATATCTAACG